TTATTCAAAGACTCGAAGAGAACATTTGAATAACTGGTACGCCTCAGGACTACGTACAAGGCTTATGCCTGGTGGTAAAATCGTGCTAGTGATGACTAGATGGCATGAAAATGATCTAGCTGGTCATCTTTTAAAGGCTGAAGACAGCGGAGTTATGGCAGATAAGTGGTCTGTTGTTAGTATTCCTGCCCTAAATACTACAGAATCTAGTAAAAAACTTAAAAAAGGCAGGGATGATCTCATAAGTCAAGGGTATTTAACCGAAGAATACCCTAAAGTTAAACGTGGTGAGTCCTTTTGGCCTGCATCTGACCAGAAAGATGGGTTCTGTTGGACTACTGAAGAGCTTATTCGTACCAAAAACAACACACCTGCCTTTAAATTTGATGCATTGTACATGCAAGCGCCCACAAATGAAGAAGGTGGTATCATTAAAGATAAATGGTGGCAGGAATGGGACAAACCTACCCCACCAGAGTGTGACTATATCATACAATCATGGGATACTGCGTTCTCTACCCGCACTACAGCCGATTATTCTGCTTGTACTACGTGGGGAATCTTTAATTCAGGCTTTGATATGCCTAATGTTATACTATTGGGGGCAGAAAGAGGTCGATGGGACTTTCCAACCTTGCGTGAAAAGGTAGTTTCTAAGTTTGAAGAGCATGATCCTGATACAGTACTGATTGAGAAGAAAGCTTCTGGTCAATCTTTAATTCAAGACTTACGTATGACTGGTATTCCTATCCAAGACTACCAACCTGATAGAGATAAAGTAGCAAGAACTTATGCTATTACTTCATTGTTTCATAACGGCAGAATTTATGCCCCCTTCTCAAAGGCATGGGCTAAAGAAGTTATGGATGAAGCAAGAACTTTTCCATCAGGGGCACATGATGACTACATGGATACCTTAACTCAAGCTTTGTTATGGATTCGTAATGGTGGATACGTTACACACAAAGATGATACGTGGCTTGACAAAGCGGAAGAAAGTATTTATAATAGAAACCGTAGAGCATATTATTAATACGGAGACTTAAAGGAATTAAAATGGCAATCGAAAAAGTTATTACTCCAGATTTGGAAACACCAACAGTTAAAATACCAACTGACGAAGATATACAATTAGACGAAGCAGGTAATGCAGAAGTAACCTTGCAAGACGATCGAGCTATGGCTGAAGCCGAAGCTATGGGTCTTATGGATGACATGATGATGCCAATGGCAACTGAACATGATGCTAATCTGGTTGAGTTTATGGATGAACAAGACCTTGCAGAATTTGCTGATGATATGTTCGAAGGTTATCAAACTGACAAAGAAGCTCGTGGAGAATATGATGAGATTGCAGAAGATGGTGTTAACTTATTAGGATTATCTTACGATGATTCTAGTCAACCCTTTCCTGGTGCATGTGGATCTACACATCCAGTACTTGCACAATCAGTAGTTAAGTTTCAAGCTAAAGCTTTTAAAGAATTATTTCCAACTGAAGGCCCGGTACGTACTCGTATTATGGGTGTGCAGTCCGATCAGAAATTACAACAAGCCAATCGTGTTAGAGATTTTATGAATTGGCAAACCCAAGTTCAAATGCCAGAGTATGGACCTGAACTTGATCGTTTATTATTTCACGTAGCTTTATATGGCTCGGCATTTAAAAAAACTTATTGGGATGCGACTTCCAATAGGCCTCGTACTGAATATGTTAAGGCTCAAGATTTTTATGTAGACTACTATGCATCTAATTTAGAAACTGCAGAACGTTTTACACACAAATATACATTATCAACAAATCAAATTAAAAAATTACAACTTGCTGGATTGTTTGCAAAAGATGTAGACTTTTCAGAAGATGCAGAAATATCAGAGTCAGCTGCAGAAGATGCGGCAAATGAAGCTGTTGGATTAAGCAAGCCTGGCAATAACAATGACAGAGTAGAGATTTTAGAAATGCATGTTGAAGCAGACGTTCCAGGCTTTGAAGATGAGTCTGGTGTAAATCTTCCGTACATTGTATACATGACAGCAGACCAAAAAGTTTTATCTATTAGAAGAAACTGGGATGTTGAAGATCCATTTAAGAAAAAGAAATTATATTTTACCCATTATACTATGATACCTGGATTAGGTTTCTATGGTTATGGTTATCTACATTTGATAGGCGGTCTTACTAAGACTGCAACTTCTTCAATGCGCCAGCTTATTGATGCTGGTACATTTGCAAATTTACCAGGTGGATTCAAAGCTCACGGATTACGTGTCTTAGCACCCGATGAGCCAATCGCTCCTGGTGAATGGAGAGAAGTAAATAGTCCGGCTGGTGATCTTGGAAAGTCTCTACAACCTTTGCCATTTAAAGAACCGTCAAGTACATTATTTAACCTAATGCAATATGTAACTAACGCCGCTCGTGAGTTTGCAGATGCCACAGATAATGTGGTAGAATCTGGAAGCAATTACGGACCAGTCGGAACCACTATGGCATTACTAGAACAATCTAGTAAACTATTTGCAGCAGTGCATAAACGTATGCACGAAGCTCAAACTAAAGATTTAAGAATTCTTTGCAGGCTCGATCAAGAATATTTACCAGAGTCTTATCCTTACGAAGTAGCAGGTGGGGCACAACAAGTATTTAGCCAAGACTTTAATTTAAAAAGTATTGATGTAATACCTGTATCAGATCCTAACATGCCAACTGAGGCACATCGTATTGCTAAGATAAATGCAATTATGTCTATAGCTCAACAGAATCCTGGACAATATAATATGCAATTAATTAGTCAAGAATTATTTTCTGCTATGGGTGTTGAAGATCCTAAAAGATATTTAGCCCAATCACGACCTCCTTTTACTGGAGATCCTATTACTGAAAATATGGCAGCTATGAAGGGGGCACCTTTAAAAGCTTCTATAGAACAAAACCATGATGCACATATTATTGTACATGGTACTATGTTACAAAATCCTGCATACAATGAAAATCAACAAATGAAACAAATCTTGATGGCACACATTCAAGATCATCTTTCACTTAAGTATAGACAAGAAATGGCACAGATGATTCCTGATCCACAAATGCAACAAATGATTATGTCTAATCCACCTCAACAACAACCAGGACAACCTAAACAACCGCCACCAAAACTGCCGCCTGAATTAGAAAATCAAATAGCAATGATGGCAGCTAATGCAGCGGATTCAGTATTACAGCTTGATGAAGAAAAAGCTAAAATTATGGCAGGTGAAAAGAAAGATCCACAAATTGAATTACAAGAAAAAGATCTTGCTTTACGTGCACAAAAAATGATGAACGATTTAAAAGTGCATGAAGATAAGATGGCATTAGAAGAAGCTCAAACAATAATTAAAGATGAGAATACCGATGAAGATCGTGAACTACGTAAAGAAAAAATTATGATAGATCAAATGAATAAAGAGAGTGAAATGAAACAAGAGTTAGTTGAAAAAGCTATGGACGTTGCTGCACAGACAGGAGCTAGTGCTATAAAAATTAGTGGAGATATCTAATGATTTGGTATTTAACAGTGATGTTAACATATGCTGGACTGGATGAATCTCAATTTACTAAATGGCAAGCTCATACATTCAAAGATGATCAAGAATGTCACAAGTTTGTTTACGATAATAAAGTTTTATTAGTAGATGGTTTACTAGAAAAATTTAGAAACGTAAACGGTAATGAATTAATAAGTTTTGAATTTTATTGTCAAGGCGAAACTTTACAGGAAGTTTGATGAAAGTATCTGAAAATACATCTATAAGTATGCCAGCTAGAAATTTAATTTCTATTATCGCTGCAGTTACTGTAGGTGCCTGGTTTGCTTTTGGTGTTATAGAGAGACTTAACTCTATTGAAACACAACTACAACTTATAGAAAAAGATATAGAAGCTGCAAATGAGTTTATTGCAGGGGTTCCTAAAGGTGAAATGGTCAGTCCACAGATTCAAGAGCTCTACATGTTGACAGAATTTCTTGCAGGTGATGTAGAAAAGCTAAAAGAAATTATTGAAAACAACGTACCTAATATTGAAAAAAATGATATGACTATTCAATTTCATGAAGATCGTATCATAGACTTGGAAAATAGGAAAAATGGGAATCATTGAAACAGTTATTATACTTAGTTTGTATGTTTATGATGGCGGTAATAAAACCATAGAAGGCTGGTACCACCAGGATAATATCAGTACATGTCTTGCAGCCAAGCGTTTGGCTGAGCGTAACTCCGGTAATCAAGTACAGTATACTTGTAGCTTAGAACAATGTATAATGACAACAGATAAAACAGGTGTTAAACACTGTGATAAAATAATTAAAGATTAATATGATAACAAGGGCACAAACAAGTATGACTACAAAAAGAAAACCAGCAACTAAATCTAAATCAACGGTTAACAAAGCAGGTAACTACACTAAGCCTGGTATGCGTAAAAAAATATTTAATAGAATTAAAGCTCAAGCATCTCACGGTACTGGAGCTGGACAATGGTCTGCTCGTAAAGCACAAGCATTAGCTAAAGCATATAAAAAAGCTGGTGGTGGTTACAAGAGTTAATGACAAAGAAAGATCCAAAATTAGGAACAGGCAAAAAACCAAAGGGATCAGGACGTAGATTATATACGGATGAAAATCCAAAAGATACAGTTGGAATTAAATATGCAACTCCAACAGATGCAAGAAAGACTGCGGCGAAAGTAAAGAAAATTAATAAACCATATGCTCGTAAGATACAAATACTTACAGTTATGGAACAAAGAAGTAAAGTTGCTGGTAAAACACAACAAGCTTCTATAGCTAAAAAAGCAAAAGAAAGTTTAAAAAGAAAACATGACACTAAAAAAAAGTCAAAAAAGTCTTAAGGATTGGGGCAAACAAAAGTGGCAAACTAAGTCTGGAAAAAAATCTTCCAAGACTGGAGAGCGTTATCTGCCTAAAAAAGCTATTGAATCTTTATCTGCTAAAGAGTATGCAGCAACTACCGCAGCTAAAAGAAAAGGTACTAAAAAAGGTAAACAGTTTGTTAAACAACCAAAAAGCATTGCAAAGAAAACAAGGAGA